GCTCTATCTGGGGCGCCTTTTTCTTTGGAGTTTTCATGGCAACACCAGGTAGACAGGCGGCGGCTGCACTGCAGTCCGGCGGGGTGACGCGCTTTGCCGACACAAACCCGACCGACGATGATGGCATCCAGCTTGCTGGGTTCCTTGGCAAGCTGATTCAAAACTCGGCCAAGGGTACAGCTCGTGAAGGCACCATTGTGCCTGAGCCTCCGACCGAGCGCCTGCTGCCAGAAGGCAAGACAACCGAATCAGTCCAAGAAAATCTGGCACCACAGATGCTGTCCGAAGACGGCCAGGCGCGGTTTGAAAGCGGCGGCGGTGATGCGCGTACCGCTATCGATATGCCAACTGCGCGTGAGATTGATGAAGCCGGGCCAATGGTCGAAGCCGAGCCGCCAGCTGCGCCGGCTGATGAGGTTGTGACCGAAACGGCCAAGAAGGCCAACCAAGGTTTTAGCACCGGCCTGGCAGACGAAGGTGACGCCGACGACCTGATCACGTCGATCACCACGCCTGGCATGGTCGATGACGCTACTGGCATTGATTTTAATTTCGATAGATTTGACAGCGGCGAAGACATCAACCGGGTCATCAATTCGATGTCCGAGATCATTGCCAACCCCACAGAGGCAGCAAAGCGCGGCGTCCGCACCAATGATGAGACACTGGCTGCAGCTGATCAGCTACTGGCCGACGAGCTCGGGCTGACTAAAGCTCTGTTGAGAAAAAAGGCTGGCAGCGTTCTCAATGCTGAAGAGATGACCGCTGTGCGGATCTTGCTGCAGCGCTCAGCTGCACGGCTAGAAACAATGGCCAAGCAGATCCAGGCCGGCGAAGGCAGCCCGGCGTTGCTTGTCGAGTTCCGGCGTCAGATGTCTATCCATGCCGGCATCCAGATGAAAGCCAAGGGCGCACAGACCGAGATCGCTCGTGCGCTCCAGGCGTTCAAGATCCCGGCCGGAACCCAGGTGCCAGCTGAGGCGCTCAATGCCATGCTGCAGGAAACAGGCGGCAGCAAGTTGGCTGAGAAGATGGCTGAGGGGTACCTGACTGCGCTGAAAGAAGGTGGCCAGGCTAACGCGAACAAGTATGTCAACGGTGCCTGGGGCCAGCGTATCGAAGGCGTTTGGATGGAGGTCTACATCAATGGCCTGCTGTCCTATTTCCCAACGCATCTAAAGAACGCTTTGGCGACCCCGCTGTTTATGACCTACAACATGATGGCAGATCTCGGCGCGGCCACCTGGGGGTCGGCTTTCCGCGCAAGCGCTCGGATGGTCGGCAAAGAAGGAGATCCAGAAGGCGTTTATTTTCAAGACGTGTTTGCTCGCGCTTACGGCTTTACCCAGGCCTTTGGCGATGCATGGGTGACTGCCGGCAAGACGTTTTCTCAAGAAGCGCCTGCTGACGTTCTGAACAAGGTTGAGGCTGGCAGCCTGCGAGCTATCGATGCTGAGAACCTGGGTATCACAAATCAAACTCTCGGCAGGGCTGTCGATCACCTGGGCCGGGTCATCCGGTTGCCAGGTCGAGCTCTGATGGCAGCTGATGATTTTTGGCGCGTGATTTCTTCGCGTGGCGCCCTGTATGAAGAGGCGATTAGGACAGCAAGAAAGTCTAAGGCAGCCGGTCGGAATGACAGCGAGGCGCTTGATGACGCCATGATGGTGCTGCTTGACCCTAAGTTTGCCGGCGACGAAATGGACGCTGCGTCCCGCTACGCCACCATGACTGACGATCTGGGCGACGGCATGATCGGCACGTTCAGCACCAAGTTCCGCTCGCACCCGCTTGGCAAGCTGGTGATGCCGTTTGCTAAGGCGCCAACCAATTCGATGTTGCGTATCGCCGAAGGCCACCCGCTGATCAATGCTGCGGCCATGCTCAACTCTAACAGCAAAATCCGCAACAATCTGCTGGGCAACAACGGCCCAAGGGCGCAGCAACGAGCGCTCGGACGTCTGTCTATGGGCGCGGCAACTTTGGGCATCATGCACGAGATGGCCCTAAACGGCCGCATCACTGGGTCATACCCATCTGACAAGCAGCTGCAGCGGATGCTGCCGCCAGGCTGGCAGCCATATAGCTTTGTGTTCCGGGGCGAGGGCTTCCCTGTCGATGAAGACGGCGACCCGCTGCCGCTATACAATCCAGAGACCGGCCTGCCCAATGGGCCGCTGACCTATATCAGCTACCAGGGCTTGGAGCCTGTCAGCGCCTTTGTCGGCATTGCAGCCAGCACGGCGCAGCACCAGACGATGTTCGTGGATCCCGAGGACAGGCTGAATTATTTCAGCGCTTCGGCTGTCGCGACGGCAGAGTATTTCCGAGATCTGCCTATGCTGCAGGGTATCGGCAGCATCATGCGCGCGTTCCAGTATGAAGATCCGACGATCATCACAGACGGTTTCCTGGGCGGTACCACTGCTGTGTTCCCCATGCCGTTCAGCTCGGCAGTCCGAAATATTGACAGGCTGAACAACACTGAGAAACGCAGTGTCGAAATGCCGTATCAGTTCTATACGGTTGAAGACGTCCAAAAGCTGTATGAGGACAGCCTGGATACAGACAACCCATATCCAGAGGTTCCTTACAGCCTGGTGGGTACCGTTAAAAACTGGAAAGACGCGAGCTGGTCAACGACCTTCCATGACATGGTCGCGTATGGCTGGAACGTGCAGATCATGAATCTGCCCGGCGTCGATAAGAGCCGCACCAATTTCGAGTACCAGTACGACATGCTGGGCAACAAGAAAGAGCGCGGTGTTCGGTTTGACGTGAACCCGGTGCAGGCGATCTGGAACAGTGTGACGCCGTTCAAGGTGGCCTTCGGGGAAGAGGTAGAGCCTTGGCACAAAGAGCTGATTCGTCTTGGCGCGCCGCTCAAAGAGAGCCGTGACAAGAAGAAGATCAACGGCGTAACGCTCGACCCGATACAGCGTGGCGAGCTGACCAACATAGCCAAGAACGTCATTGCTCTGCCGCTACAGATTATGACAGAGCGCGGCCTGCGCCAGCAGGGGCCGGCTGAATACCAGTTCCGCGATTATCTCAAGGTTCTTATGACCCACCCTATGTATGTCGCAGAGGACGACGAAGGGCGCGTCAACATGATCAAAAACGCAGAAGCACTATTTTACCGGGCAGCACTGCCTGTCCTACTGGCACAGCCAGGCAACCAGGAGCTGGCCACCGCAATGGCACAACGTGACCAGCTGAAGGAGATGGAGGCAATTCAGTGACCGTATCAACCACCACGAACAAGGTGAGCTACTCTGGCACCGGCAGCCAGACCGTGTTCGCTTACACGTTCAAAATCTTTGCAGACGGCGATCTGGATGTTTACATCCGCGACACCAATGGCACAGAGACACTGCAGACCATTACCACCAACTATACCGTGTCCGGCGCCGGGGCCGACGCGGGTGGCAATGTGACGTTTGTCACTGCGCCTGGGTCAACCGACACTGTCGTTATTCAGCGCAAGCTGGCTCTGACACAAGGTACCGACTATGTCGCCAACGACCCATTCCCGGCTGAAAGCCACGAAGACGCGCTCGACCGGCTGACGTTTATCACGCAGCAGATCCAGGAAGAGGTAGACCGCTCCATCAAGGCTTCGGTCACCAACACGATCAGCTCGACCGATTTCGCTATCAGCGCATCTGACCGAGCCAATAAGATCTTTGCTTTTGATGCGTCGGGCGACCTGGCTGTCACGCAAGAGATCGGAACGTTCCGGGGCAACTGGGCGGCAAGCACCGACTATGAGCAGCGTGACCTGGTCAAGGATACCAGCACCAACAATATCTTCATCGTCAACACAGCGCATACCAGCTCAGGCGCTCAGCCCCTGACCACCAATGCCAACAGCGCTAAATACGACCTGATCGTTGATGCAGCATCCGCAACGACATCAGCGACCACGGCGACAACCCAGGCAACAGCAGCTGCCACGTCTGCCACAGCAGCGGCAACGTCGGCAACTAATGCCGCGACATCCGAATCAAACGCATCGACGTCTGAGACAAACGCTGCGACCAGCGCGACAAGCGCTGCCACTAGCGCAACCAATGCCAGCACATCAGCTACAGCTGCTGCTGCAAGTGCGACTGCTGCAAGCGCAAGCGAAACTGCTGCCGCCGCAAGTGAAACCGCTGCAGCTGCATCTGAGACTGCTGCCGCCGCTTCTGAAACAGCTGCGGCAACCAGCGAGACCAATGCGTCTACATCAGCTTCGACCGCCACCACAAAGGCGTCTGAGGCTGCAACCAGCGCAACCAATGCGGCCACCTCTGAGACTAACGCATCGACAAGCGCGACCACAGCCACGACCAAGGCATCTGAAGCCTCTACAAGCGCAACCAACGCGGCGACATCTGCCACGGCTGCGGCTGCATCACAGACTGCTGCGGCGGCTAGTGCTGCATCTGCTGCGTCTGCGTTTGACAACTTTGATGACACCTACCTTGGCAGCAAGACCAGCGACCCGACAGTTGATAATGACGGTGACGCTCTGACAACAGGCGACCTGTATTTCAACAGCACCGCCAACGAGATGCGGGTCTATGACGGTGCCAACTGGATTGCCGCCACATCTGCCGGGAATGTCAGTCTCATCTTGTATGAATACACAGCGACGGCAGGCCAGACCACATTTAGCGGCACAGACGACAACGCCGCCACGCTGTCTTACACGGTGGACAATCTGCAAGTCGTGATGAACGGTGTTGTCCTTGACCCATCTGACTTTACAGCTACCAACGGCACCAGCGTTGTGCTGGCCTCTGGTGCGGCTCTTAATGACATTGTGAACATCTATGCGTTCAAGTCATTCACGACGGCTGACATGGTATCTGCATCTGCTGGCGGTACGTTTTCTGGTAACGTCAATTTTAGCGGCAACATAGATGTAGATGGCACAACTACTGTTGATGGCCTCACCTCAAGTGAGGCGTTAGATGTAACCACATCTACCCACGCAAATGCCTCTGTCTTTAAGTCTACCGGCACCACGCAACTGTTTTTGCAAGACACAGACGCAACCGCAAACGATCAGTTCTGGGGCTTTCAAGTTAGCGGCGGTTCTTTGAATATTCTTACTTGTGACGACGATAGGTCGGGTGGGTTCTTAACGCCAATCGAATTAACGTCAACCGGAGTTATCAATCATTCTGTCAGCGCAAGTGGTGATATTGCAAAGTTTGTTACAAGTGCAAACAGTGGCACAGGGCTTTTTCTTAACAGTCAAACTACCAATCAAATTGATATTGTTGGTTACGATGGCAGCGCAGCCAATGCTGTGAACATCAGGTCTGGCGGTTCTTCTGGTGCAGGGTTGAATGTAAACACAAGTAATCAGGTCAGTGTCGGCACGACCAGCGCTAGTGGTAGGGCGCATGTTAAATCAGACGCTAGTGAGATTGTAACTTTCATTGAAGCCAACGCCAGTAGCTACACTGGTGAAATACTGTATGTGCAGACAACACGCACAGCAAATAGCACCCATCGGTATTTCAAGGCTAATGAAAATGGCGGTGCTGCCACAAGCATACAAATTATTGGCAATGGCGATGTGCAAAACGCTAACAACAGCTACACCGCTATTTCTGATGAACGCATCAAACAAGATATAACTGATGCTAATTCTCAGTGGGATGACATCAAGGCACTCAAAGTTAAAAACTTCAAGTTAAAGTATAGGGCATCAGTCGATGGCGATGATGCACCGATGCACATAGGCGTAGTAGCGCAAGACCTTGAAGCTGCTGGCATGAATGGCTTGATACAGAACTTGGAGCCAGACACTTATCAAAAAGATACGCTTGGAATTGAGGAAAATGTTAAGTCGGTCAAATACAGCATCCTGTACATGAAAGCAGTCAAAGCCTTGCAAGAAGCAATGACCCGCATTGAAACTCTTGAAACTAAGGTCGCAGCACTGGAGGCAGCAGAATGAGCAGAGCAAGAGATATCGCTGACGGCAAGTTTGCCAATGACCTGACCGTTGACACCAACACGCTGTTTGTAGACAGCACGAACAACAAAGTCTCTATCGGCAAAACTGGCCCATCCTACAAGACAGAGATTTCAGATGGCACGGTAACATTTGGCGTAAACCCACTGTCTGCCTATTCAACCGCATATGTTGGCACAACAACCAATCATGCGATGAACCTGATTACAAATGGCAATACAAGGGCCACATTGCTTGCTGGCGGCGGCCTCACCTTCAACGGCGACACGGCGGCGGCAAATGCGCTAAATGATTTTGAGTTTGGCACTTGGACAGCGAACATCAATTTTGGCAGCAACACTGGTAGTAGCACAGGCGCAACCTACTCAAATACCTTGGGTAATTATGTAAAAATCGGCAACCTTGTGCATGTGCAGTGTCGAATTACATTTACAGCAAAAGGTTCATCCACAGGTAACGCCAACATTACAGGCATCCCTTTCACCTCTAATGGTGGAGGAACGCCTATTGTACCTATGTCTTGCTGGTATTCAGGTTTTACAGGTGTAACGAGGGGGCAGGTGATAATTGGTAGAATCGACAATAATTCTTCGGGTATTGAACTGCGTTTCTTGGATGGAAATAATGAAGCGGTTTTGAATGATACCCATCTAACAAACACCTCTAATGTCGCTATCGGTGGCACTTATTACACCACCCAATAACCCCACCAGCCGGTAGGGGTCGGACAGGTCGCACAGCGACGGTAAACAGAAGGAAAGACAATGGCACTCACTAAAGAATTTGAATACGACTGCGAGGTGCGTGGGCCGTACAAGGCCGTGCAAGTTCGTCAAGCCACGGTCATCAAGGATGGCGACGACGAGATTAGCCGTACCTATCACCGGCACGTTCTGCAATGCCGTACAAAGACCGGCGATAGCTGGGGCGACACCGACATCTCTGGCGAGGACGCCAGCGTACAGGCAGTGTGCAACGCCGTGTGGACTACTGAAATTAAGACAGCCTTTGAAACATTCTCAGATAGTCAGAGTGTTTGATGAGCAAGCCTACCGTCACATCTGTCAAAGCTGAACTCGACACCCATGAGGCGGTGTGCGCCGAGCGGTGGAAGGAAACCATCCTGCGTATTAAGCGCATCGAAACCATCATGATCGGCACTGCCGGCACCACCATTGTCCTGCTTTTAGGCGTTCTGCTGGGGCAGTGATACACGCATTTTTGCTGTTCGTGTTTTTGGACGGCAAGCTAGTTTCAAACGATCTTTATTTTCGCAATCTGGACGAGTGCTTGTCCTTCTCTCAGCGCATTGCGCGTCAGGGGAAGACGATCACCTCGTACTGCCTGCCTCAATACATCGATCCCGAATCTGTGAGGGTATACTAATGCTGGCCGAGCTCGCTGCAGCCAATGCCGCGTTTGCTGTGATCAAGCAAGCTGTGGCCAACGGCAAAGAGATAGCCTCTGCCGGCAATGCCATTGCTCAGTTCGTGGGTGCCAAAGAGAAGCTGCAGCAAAAGGCCTTGAAGAAAGGCAACGGCTCTGACCTGGAAGAGTTCATGGCCCTGGAGAAGATCCGGGAACAGGAAGAGCAGCTCAAGCAGATTATGATCTACACCGGCCGGCCCGGCTTGTGGAACGATTGGCAGCGCTTCCAGGCAAAGGCCAGGGTGGCCAGGCGTGAGGCTGAGATCGCAGCGGAACGCAGGCGCAAAAAGATGGTAGAGGGCGCGCTGATTGGGTTCTTCATCTTATGCATCATTGCGGTGCTTGGCGCGCTGGTAGCGCTGATACTGCACCATCAGGGGAGACTGTGATGTCAGTTACATTTGAAAGGATACTGGCCTGGAAGCTGCTGCCTCGCGCAGTCATGGCGACCATGCTGTTCATGTATGTCGAGGTTCTTTACTGGTTCATGGCGATCCCGCAAGACGAGGTCAGCACACAGGCCACGGCGCTCACAGCAACCGTCACTGGTGCGATCAGCGGCGCTTTCGGACTTTGGCTTGGCCACGAAAAGTGAGCTGGATGGTGGTGCTGGTCACAGCACTTGGCCCTTTTGAGTTCCAGGTCACGCCGCTGACCGACGCCGAAGATTACGACATGTGCAATTTCAAAGCGCTCCTGGTGGCCGCTGATATCCAGCGCCGTCACAACCAGGAGCTCCTATGCATACAGGTGGATTACGATGTTACAGATGCTGATTGGCCCAGCGATTGAGCTAGCCGGGGGCTGGTTCAAATCCAAAGCTGCAACGAAAGCTGCAGAGACCGAGGCCAAGGTCGCAATGAAGAAAGCCGAGGCGAAGGTCTACGAGACCGAAGCCACGAGCACCATGCTCATGGAGCAGCAGCTGACCCGCCAGATGGAGAGCAGCTGGAAGGACGAGTTCTGGGTCATAATCTTTGGCTCGATTCTGGTCGCCTGCTTCCTGCCCTGGACACAAGAATATGTGAAGAACGGTTTCATTTTCCTGGACGAGCACACGCCGCCCTGGTTTGCGAACTGTCTCTACATATCCATCAGCGCCAGCTTCGGGTACCGCATTGGTAAGGCGGGGCTCGGCGCCCTAGCAAACAGGAAACCCAAATGAGGGATAACTTTGAGCAATGCCTGTCCTGGCTGCTGAAGCACGAAGGCGGCTATGTAAATTCGGAACATGATCCCGGTGGCATGACCAACAAGGGCATCACAGCGCGCGTCTACGGCCAATGGCTGGCCGACGCAATGGACGTCGATGCCGAGGTCACCGAAGAGGTCATGCGGAACATTCCGCAAAATCACGTCGAACAGATCTATCGCCAGGAATATTGGAACCGGGTAGCCGGCGACAAGCTGCCGTCCGGGCTCGACTGGGCTGTGTTTGACTGGGCTGTGAACAGTGGGGTCGGCAGATCCGCTCGCACCCTGCAGAAGATTGTCGGCGTCAAAGCTGACGGTGGTATCGGCCCGGTGACCCTGGGCGCTGTCGGCGTCCATGACACAGAGAAGCTGATCACCGACATGTATTCCCGGCGCCAGGCTTTCTACGAGCGGCTGAAGACCTTTGAGCATTTCGGCAAGGGCTGGACGCGGCGCAACGAAGAGACCCTAGAGCAGGCTGTGGAGCTGTGCCGTGGCTAAGCGCAAGAAGGTCAACCTATCGGTCGGTCGCGGCGAGAAGCGGTCGATCAAACAGGGCGGCGGCCTCACAGCAAAAGGCCGGGCGAAATACAACCGGGCGACAGGCAGCAATCTAAAGGCGCCAGTCACCGGCAAGGTCAAGCCAGGCAGCAAGGCTGCCAAACGGCGCAAGAGCTTCTGTGCCAGATCCCGGAGCTGGACTGGCCCCAGAGGGAAGGCCGCAAGGCGTAGGTGGAAGTGTTAGGAGATGCACATGTATGGCAAGAAAACCATGAAGAAGGCCGCGAAGAAGGGTGGCCTGACCAAGAAGCAGAAGACCCTGCCCAAGGCTCTGCAGTCCAAAATCATCAAAGCTAAAAAGAAGAAGCGCTGATGGCTAAAAAAAGCCAGGTCAACAAGGCCGGCAACTATACCAAGGCCGGCATGAGGAAGCGGCTATATAAGTCGATCCTCGGCCGCGCCACGCACGGTACCGCTGCCGGCAAATGGTCAGCTCGGAAAGCCCAGCTGCTCGCCAAGGAATACAAGAAGCGGGGCGGGGGTTACCGAGACTGATGCGCGCACCACAGAAATCACTCAAGGATTGGGGCAAGCAGAAATGGCGCACGAAGAGCGGCAAGAAGAGCAGCGAGACCGGCGAGCGGTATCTGCCGGAAGCAGCGATCAAGTCGCTCAGCTCAGCGGAATATGCTGCCACTACGAGGGCGAAGCGCAAGGCGAAACGCCAGGGGAAGCAGTTCTCCAAGCAGCCCGAAAGCATTATGAAAAAGACCAGGCGGTTTAGATAACCGTGTGCCAAAACTCTTGGCACACAGATCGAAGCCGTGTGCCAACCGTGTGCCAAACTGGGCGGGATTGGATGGAATAGGATAGTATATGGTTGCACCATAACCCCCTGTAATATATCGTAATGGGACATGTTGAGACGCTTTCTTGACAGGTTCGAGTCCCGTCACTCCCGCCATTTAAGTCGCTGAAAGCATTAGCTTTCGGCGATTTTTTTTGTGCCTGTGTGCCAAACGTGTGCCAAAGGTTGCAGAGAAAATCATAAGCGGGTGCGGGATTTCACCTTGACCTTGACGGAAACCGTCACTATATTTGACGTGTAAGGTCAAGAAAGGGAAAGCCATGCATATCGTAATCAAAGAACACAAGTCACGCGCTAAGGCAGGACACGCAGCGTTCTGTGTAGACACCCGCTCGCTGGTCGATGGCGGCAAGCGCAGCTTCTTCGCAACCCGGCAGCAGGCCCAGGCGTATGTCGATCACATTGCGTCTGAGCTGGCGCCCAACCTGGGCGAGAGCTGGGACTGGACGTTCCAGCAGCTGCGCGACCATTTCGTGGCGCACGTCGAGCGCGCACATGAGGACGGCGACGTCACCCGGTCGAGCATGATTGAGAAGCGCCGGCACAGCCAGACCTTCATCGATCTGAAGCTGAACAACAAGGTGCTGGCCAAGTCGAAGGTGCGCGATCTGACCACCGGCCAGATCCGGCTGCAGCTGATGGACGAGCTGAAGACTGGCCGCTCCATCAAGACTGTGAAGAACATCATGGGCAACGTCCGCGTCATGCTCGACTTTGCGATTGATTCGGGCTGCCGCAACAGCAACCCGGCCCTGGGTGTAAAGGCCAAGGGTGCCAAGAGCCATGACACTGGCAAGGCCCAGCGCATCCAGCCGGCAGTGATCGAATCCATCATTGCCCACATGCCTGAAGCCTGGGCGCTGCGCGCTCGCTTCGCTGCCACTACCGGCCTGCGCCAGGGTGAGCAGCGCGCCCTGCTGTGGTCTGACATCGATCTGGACAACGGCTATGTGTATGTCACCAAGGCTGTGAAGCACCGCGCCGAGGTAGGCGACACCAAGACCGCCAAGGGCAACCGCAAGGTGCCACTGACCCCCGACGTCAAACAGCTGCTGCAGGAGCTCTATCTGCGCGCTGGGCGGCCGTCAGCTGGTCAGCTGGTGTTCCCTAGCACAACCGGCAACGTGCTCTCTGACAGCCGTTTCCTGGCCGCTCTGCACAAGGCCTGTGACGCAGCTGGCGTCGAGCGCATCCGGTGGCACGATCTGCGCCACTACTACGCGAGCCGGATTTTGCAGGCGTTCAACGGTGACTGGTGGACAGTGACCAACCTGATGGGCCACGAGAGCATCAAGACAACCACCAACATCTATGGCCACTGGCTCGAAAGCGAAGAGCAGGACGCCAAGATCGCGGACGCTATCTCGGGGGCGTTCTAAGCAAAGGGGGCGCCTCAGCGCCCCCTTCTTGTTTCTATCGCCGCCTGGTGGAAGCGAATTGCAATCTGGTCGAGCTCGTCAGCTGACGCTTTCCTGGTCACGAACTGGCCCAGCACTATCGCGCAGACCTTGCCCGGCACCGGGTACACCAGAAATTCCGCAGACGTCGTCAAGCACAGCTCGTGCGACATAGATCTTCTTTCCAGTTTTGATCGTCGGGACGTCATTGCTTTTAATAAGGCGCCACGTCCTTTTGTAGCTGGCGTCTGTGTCTTCCCCAAAAAGATACGCAGCTGCTTCATGCAGCGTGAGAAGATTACCATCCATTGCTACCCCCACTAGGCTGCGGCGACGGTGCTGCAGGCGTTGGTGCCGGCGCGCTTCTGGCGCCATCAGGCTTGTTCACCATGAGCTGGAACGACATGACCTTCGGAAACTCTCGGACGTCTTCGACGCCTGGGGTGCGCTCCGATATGGTAATGCCCAGCTCGACGCCGGCCTCGGCCAGCTGGTGGTAGAGATCTTCGCAGATCTGCTTTTGCTCAGCTGTCATGGGCGCGAAGCTGCGCGTCGTGTCGTTCCACTCTGTGCGGAACTGCAGGAACGCGATGCCCCGGTACTCGACAGGCTCGCCGTGCATGTCGTTCTGACGGACATCCCGGCGCATCTTAATTTTAGATCGTGAAAAATGCGGCATCATCTTACTCCCGAGTTAATGCTTTCATAGCGGTTGTTGTAATGGTCGAAGAGCTCGGCATAGAGCTCGCGGTCTGCTTCCTGCAGATCTTGGCGCTGTTTCTCTGTACGGCGCGCCCAGGCCTGCATGGCGCCGAGGGTGACCTCGTTGTCCAGCTTGGCCTTTTCCTGGTCTACCCAGTCCCGCCAGGGGTTATCGTCAAAGGGTATGTTGTCAGCATCCAGCGACGGTGCCGGCGGCTGCTGAGCAGGCTTTTCCGGCTCGGGCTGTGGCACCCCGCCCATGCTGTCTGGCCGCTCTTCCTTGAAGGCGTCAGCTTCATCCTCGGAATAGACGAAGCCGGCCACGCCGATCAGTTTCAGAATCACGCGATCTTTTGCGCGCTTCTCTGCCATTGCGAAGGGATAGCTGTTCTTGTTGTTGTAGCTAGCAGCTTCACCAACAGACCATTCAAACCGATCTTTGAGCCGGCCTGAGACAAGCACGGCTGCGTATTTCTTTTCGGCGCTCGCGTCGATTATTGTCGGCACGTCAAAGACAATACCCAGGTGTTCTGCGACCTGTTCCAGGGCTTTGTGCAGCGCTACAGGGGTGCCGTGGCAATCCCATGTGGCCTGTTCCCTGGTGAGACCTATCGCTTTGAAGATCTCAATTAGTTTCTGGGGCAAATCAGCCATTCATGTTCTCCAAAAAGTCGATGCCTTTGTCGGTGATCTTCCACACCACCTCTTGGCGTTTACGTTCATTCCTGGCGCGCTCGCCGCTGTCGGCGACCAGGCCCATGCGTTGCAGCTCGGTGAGCCGAGGCTTGACGCTGTAGAGCCAGGCGCCCATCCTCTCGGCAACCTGGCTTCCTGTCAGGCCGGGCTGGGCTGAGGCGAGGCTTTGCAGGGCTTGAAGCCTCAGTCCAGTTACCTTTGGTGCGATAAACTCAGCTGCTGCCAGCTCAGTGTCCTTCGCGTTCTTATGAACATTCGGGCCAGGGTCGCCTGGCCAATCCAACAGATCACCTTGCATCACCACGCTCCTTCGGGTGCCAGCACCCACATGATGAAATACAACTCGACCATCAGCAGCGCGAAGGCGATGCCGGCGATGATCTCTTTGAACCATTCCCATTTAGTCATTACACACTCCATATCTTCCGGGCCTCAGCCAGGTATGTTTCGGGTTCATCCCAGTAAATTGCACGCCAGTCTGGCGAGACCAGGCTGAACAACTCGTCCTGAGTTTTGGCTGCGCGCAGTATGTTTTCGGTGGTTTTGTGCTGCAGGATGATGTCGTTCAGCACGTCCTGCAGAAAGTCGTCGCGCAGCTCGGGCGCGTTGTCGGGCGTGAACACCCGATAGTCGGTCGCGTTGGCGTACACCAAGAACGGTGGCCGGTTACCATTGAGAGCCCAGAACCCAGCTGACTGATAGACATTGTTCATGTCGAACATGCCAGTCAGCGAAGACGGCAACCCGCTTGAATGGAACGACCAACCTTTTTTGGTCTTCACTCTTTTCGACCATTTGGTTTTAAGGTCGCCGCGGTTCGCATAGTCCGGCCGGGTATCATGGGGCAGCGCAAGACCGGGCAGGGTGTTCAACAGCTGCATCTCACCCAGGATACGGTTCTCGCTTGCCATAGCCTCTTGCAGGCCTTTGATGGCGTGTTCTGCAACCAGGGGCAGCTCTTCCAGGTATTTATCTTTCCGGGCTGCGTCGTCTTCATCTTTGGGCTCATAGGCCTGCAGCTGCTCGACGCCGGCATGGGTAGCTTCGGACAGGCTCAGTGTTTCACCCTTGTCATCCATGACCAGATGTAGGTCAGTGATGGTCTGGGTGGCCTTGCCGGCTTCCATGTTGGCTGAGCTGCGCCGACTGTTCAGACGATAAAGAACGTCTTTAGCTTTTAGCTTGTCGGCATCTGATGCGCTGGTGTTTCGCAGCACGGTGTAGGCAGCATCGATTTGCGGCCTGATCACACATTTTTCAAAAAGGTTTTTTGCCCGATCTTTCGAGCGAGGATTGGAATGGGTACGCACGTTGTGGCGCGTTGCCCAGTCCGGGACGTCATGTAACATAGCAGTTTCTCCCATACTATTATGGGAGAGAACGTATCACCACATGACGGCAGACGTCAAGTCACTTGGCTTTTACTATCTGCACACCGCGCAGATCCGGGCGCCGGATAATCGAAATAATCGGGCAGGCCCACAAAAGTTTTACACCAGAGGCGTTATTGAAACCTGGTGCGGTATTAGCGTGAATTGTGTATGTGCCACCTGGCTCGGGGTAGACCAGCCCCCACCACAGCTCACCGTCAGGCGTCATTGCATATGATGGGTGCTGAAAACACTCTTTGGATACGCGGCCTTCCAGTGCCGGCTTGTAATCGATTATCTCAAGCTGGCCGTTCCACATCTCGAAATGCCAAGGCACGTCACCATTGAGGCTAGCTCGGACGCAGGCTACATCAGCCTCGTAAAAATCGGACAGATAAACCAGGTCTGGTGTTGTATCCAAATCAAGATACGGCTGGCCTTGTTCGTTAAGACGCCAATCTGCGATGACTGACAAAGGCTTTGTCGGAAACAGCACCTCTTGTGCCGTGCAGCCAAGGATCTTGCCGTATTGCTCGGCGTCCTGCAGCGTCATTTGTATCTTGCCGTGGACGTGACGAGACAAGGTCTCCGGCGTGATGCCCTTGGCTACCGCGACCTCTTTCTTTGACATGCCGCTCTCGGCAATCTTCTTGTCCAGATTATTAGGCATTTGCATAGCGTACCACCTTGTCGGATACCGTTAAAGCCAGAGAATAGAGATAAGAGGCTAGACGGCAAACGTCAAGTCATGTTACACATGGCGCATGATACTTGATGATTACAGACGCAAAAAAGGCTGGTCGTACAGCGAGCTAGCCAGGCAAGTCGGGGCATCCCATGCCACAGTCGTGCGCCGCTGGTGCCTGCCATTTGGCCATGACGACCGGCTTATTCCCAACGAAACATTCATGGATCGCATTGTTCAGATCAGTGCGGGTGAGGTGATGCCTAATGACTTCTACCTACGCCGCAACTGAAGACGAGCTGCAGAAACAGGTTGTTGAATGGCTGAACGTGGCCCTGCCGCCTGGTTGTGTATTCCATCACAGCCCCAATGAAGGGCGCCGCCACGTCGCGTTCAAACGCAAGCTGCGCCAGATGGGTACCCAGTATGGGTGGCCGGATCTGGAGATCTTCGTGCCAGGTGACCAGGCGATGCATGGCATGAGCACCTCGATCTTTATTGAGCTCAAGCGGCCCAAGGGCGGGAAGCTCAACCCGAATCAGGAAGAGATGAAGGCCCGGCTATTGCTGGCCGGCTGTCACTGGGGGCTAGCCCGGTCTGTCGAACAGGTTCACGAGATCCTGGAGCCCCTGGTCAAGCTGAGGGCCGGCGTATGATCTGTGAGGGTGACGGCACATGGGAACGCTGGCTGCGCTTTGGTAGATGCCCGAAATGCCAGACGGCGCTGTCTGACGTCCAAGGCGGTACCGTCAAATGCGAGAGCTGCAAGCTGACCATCAGGGTCGAGCCCTGCAACTACAGCGACAGCCTGGGCGAGTGTCGGGGCGGCATGATCAGGGAACCTGACGGCGACGGCTGCGTTCAATGGACGACATGCTTCAAATGCCAGGGCAGGGGGTGGACGTGATGCGAAGCCTGGCCACAGAGATGAAGCGCCTGGGCATTGACCACCCAGACACCGGCTTTGTGTCCGCGTTCACTCGCGGCCTTTCTGGCAACGAAAAGAGCAGGCTGCGGTCTATGTTCCGGGCTGAGCTGGAGCGCCGGCAGCGGGTATGCCAGCTGACAGGCTCGCGCATCAATCTGAAGGCATCACATATCAAACCATTCGATCACTGCGTCAGCGAAGAAGAAGCTGTGTGCAATGCAAACGGCTTATTCCTGCGGGGTGATATCGACTACCTGTTCGATGGCGGGTTTATCTCTTTTGATGACAAGCGCCGGCTGATGATATCGCACGAAATCACCAAGCCCCTGGGTAAGCTGTGGGTGCCACAGATGCAGATAGCCATAGGCGAAGAGGCTATGCGTCATTGGGCGTCCGGCGGCGACAAGGCTAAGGTCAAGGCCTACCCGATACCCAGGAAGATGGATTTCCCGAAAGGCAGCTGGTCTGACCGTGACCAGCGCAGGCGCCGCAAGCCTGCCATTGAGGCAGCGCGGATGCGCGAAGAGTTCATGGACTATCACCGCCGGCATGTCTTCAAAGGCCCAGAGGTGCAGGCCAATGATTAGGCAGAAGGATGACTGGTATCCAACGCCGCCAGAGGCGACAGAAGCGCTACTGCAGCACGAGACCTTCGACGACAAGGTCTGGGAGCCGGCATGTGGCGACGGCGCCATCTCGGAGCATTTGAAGCTGCACGATTACACGGTGGTTAGCAGTGATCTGAATCATTATGGCTATGGGCATTGCGGCATCGATTTCCTGATGGAGCGCAAGCGCTTTGCTGACAGCATTGTGACCAACCCCCCATTCAAACTAGCCAACCAGTTTATCAGCCACGCCATCGATATTGGTGTGAAGCGCCATGCCTGGCTGCTTCGCCTGGCGTTCCTGGAAGGCAAAGCCCGGCACGAGCAGCTGTTCAGCAAGCACCCGCCCAGGGCGATCTATGTGTTTAGCCGGCGCCTGACCATGTGGCGCGGCGATGAAGAAGCTAGCGGTACCGGCACCACAGCCTATGCCTGGTTTGTATGGCATGAGGGATACACAGCGAACCCGGAGGTGTTCTGGGTATGACGCGCCGTGACTATTGCCTGCAACAAGCTGACCAAGAGATCCGCAGACTGATTCGTGAAGGATTTGGTTTGTTTAGGATAGCCGAGCTCTATGACGTGCCTGTCATACGGTACTGCAATGATGCTCGCGCTGAGCTCGACCCCAACTGGCTCAATCTGCCTGATTACATCAAGGCACAGGGTCATGGGGTCATAACAGAACCCTATCTGCGGGAAGCCCTGGCCGACCAGGTCGAGGCTATCCTGGAGCGGGATGATCGTGAGGTGACATGGCTAGACGCACGACGCGCCTAAATGGCCACCACGCCTTGCGTGACCTGGGCCGGCAGTGCTGCGAGGCATGTGGCAAGGAACACGCCATTGTTGCCGGCACCTGGGTCATCCTCGCTAGCGGCGCCTTTGTTTGTCACAACGACGATTGCTGGCGGGTTTTAGCAAACTGGTACAAGGAGAAGAACGATGCCAAGAGAATGGACGAAGGAACAGCGCGCGGCGCAGTCGATCAAGATTAAAGCAGCCTGGGCTCGCAAGAAGCAGGCACAGATGACTTGGTGGCAGCGCGTCAAGTCAGCCCTCGGATTACGTTAAGGGGGTTGACAGATGACTGAAATTAAAAATAGAATTGCCGCAGGCACACAAGCTAAGCATAAGCTAAGCTCAGCACGACGCAATGGCTCTGTGCAAGTCTCAGCAAACCCCCAAATCAATAAATTAATAAATAACATAGCTAAGGGTACTAGCTATGCTTATAGCTCAGCTATAGCTAGAGCTAAGCAATCGCCGCTCGACGAGCTGCAACGCCGCGTATTCAAGCGGCTTCGCCCCAGGTATAGCTCAGATAGATTCGCGCAGCTGAACACAGCTGTGTCTGCCATGCCGCCATTGGCGCGGTATGACTGGCTAGCCGAAGAACAACGCAGGCTCGACAATGAACGTCGGTAGAGCCAGCATCACTGAGCTGGACGAGCTCTTCATGGAAGCTGCCGAGACTGAGCGCAAGCTGCCAGCTGCTATTCGCAAGCAAAAGATGAGCTCGTGGCCAGAGTATGTCCAGGAATGGTCTGCGTATGGCTACCATGCTTTCGAGGCGCCGATCCTCAAAGCAACGCCGGCACAAATCACGAAATACGAGATAGCGCTGGAGCTCGGCATAACGAAGATGGACGAGGAAGACAGGCGCCTGGTATGGGCTGTGGCACACTCAGCAGCCTTTCGAGAGCGTGGCCCGGCATGGTCAAAGATAGCCAGGATACTGGGCTTGAACGACCCCAGGGTCGTGAAACGCAGATACCAGGATGCGCTTGTCAGGCTGTATTACAGGCTCTGATGACGGCATCGGACAAGCTGTTTGACGGTAAACCACAAGCTGGTTGACGCGGATGCACCGAATGTAGTATGAATATTTATAGAATGGCACAAGATATTGCCGTTCTAGTTCCTCCCTTAACAGAACCTTACGCAGCTTGGGCAGTTTCACACGAGTTTCGGCTCAGCACTACCCGGCTGCACCAGGCACTAAAGCAGGCTCATCGTTGCACGGCGGTGGGCCTGCGCTCTTTTGGATTGATATGGCAAAGACACGAGTAACGAAAAAGCAGATGCAGATCATCTGCGAGCGGATAGCTGATGGCACAAGCCTGACGCGGATCTGCAACGAGGACAGCTCGCTGCCTTCGTGGCGTACTGTGCTGCGCTGGGTTCAGGAAGACGAGGATGCGTACACGCAGTACCGCGTTGCAAGGACATTGCAGTGCGAGGTGATGCGCGATCAGATCATCGACCTGGTCGAAGCACCATTGCCTGATGACCCGAAGCTAGCAATGGCTGAGGTGCAACGGCGTAGGCTAGAGGCTGACCACAAGGACAAGCATATCCGGCAGATGCAACCGCTTGGCATCCGAGATAAAGCAGAGGACAGCAAGCAAAGCAGCGGGACTATCACGCTGTCGTGGGGCAATGCCGAGCCTGCAGTCTTAGCCAATGGCTGACCTGGTCGATAGGCCAGCTTGGTTGCGTAGGGCTCTTGATCCTTCGACGCCTACTACAGAGGCGCGAGAGACCATCAAGACTATGTCAAACGATGGCAAGCTGTTCCCTACGATACGCATGATCAACGGCAAGCTGAAGAAGCTCAGCGACCGCGAGGCGTATGACATGGCTATGGATAAGGGTGACTTCATCCAGTTCGATAGCGACGAGCAAGCCACGCAGTTCAGCAAGATGCTGAGCGATATGATTGGCAAAGATCGTGTCGAGAAACGCAGCATCATGGGAAGCAAGAACAAGGACTAGCTATATAAAAACCTGGCTGTGTTGGCAGTGCTCGCGCGCACGAGGGTCAACCAGATTTTGGTTAACGAGCTTTGCCCAAGCTGAACGCAGCTTGGCACAGGCTTGGCACAGGGCTGGCTGTAGTACGCAGAAAACATAGCAGTGGGCGCGGGATACGAGCCTGTCGATTACCAGGATTTGCTGAGCGACACCCCCACCCACCCCAGACCAACCCGCCGGAATCTATAGCGTATATTACCTGGACATGAGCCTGTCTCTCACATGAACATCGAAATACCCTACACGCCTAGACCAGGCCAAGCGCAGCTCCACGGTGAGCTGCAGGCCAAGCGCTGGGGCGTCGTAGTCTGTCATCGTCGCTGGGGCAAGACGGTGATGGCCATTAATCACTTGCTCCGGGACGCTGTGCTGAACAGCAGGCCCAACCCGCGCTTTGCTTACATAGCGCCTACCTATCGCCAGGCTAAGGCTGTGGCGTGGGATTATCTGAAGCAGTTTGCAGGGGCTGTGCCTATGGTGCGGTTCCATGAGACCGAGCTCCGGGCAGATCTGCCTAATGGGGCAAGGATACAGCTGCTGGGTGCTGAGAACCCTGACAGCTTGCGTGGCATCTATCTGGACGGTGCCGTGCTGGACGAGATGGCAGACATGCCTGAGAGCCTCTTCCCAGAGATCATCAGGCCGGCGCTGAGCGACCGCAAGGGCTGGGCGCTGTTCATTGGCACCCCGAGGGGCCACAACGCCTTCTTCGACCTTTACACGGCCGCTGAGGGCCAAGAGGACTGGCATACGGCCATCTACCGGGCGAGCGAGACAGGCATCCTTGATGACGAGGAGCTGGACGCTGCCAGGGCGATGATGACTGCAGATCAGTTTGAGCAGGAGTTTGAGTGTTCCTGGGTGGCAAATGTGCCGGGGGCTGTTTTTGGAAAAGAGCTTCAAGAGATCCAGGAAAAGGGCCGCATCAGTTCAGTTCCCTATGACCCGACAGTGAGGGTGGATACCTGGTGGGATCTGGGCGTAGGTGATAGCACGGCGATCTGGTTCACGCAGTCTGTGGGCCGGGCGGTGCATGTCATCGATTTTTACGAGAACAGGGGCGAGGGCTTGCCGCATTACGCGAAGGTTCTTGCTGACAAAGATTATTTTTATGGGACGCATAACGCGCCGCATGACATTGAGGTTCGCGAGCTCGGCTCGGGGAAAAGCAGACGCGAAACTGCTTGGGATCTAGGAATTAATTTTAGGGTGGTTCCTAAGCTCCCGGTCGAGGATGGGCTTCATGCTGCACAGATGCTTATACCACGTTGCTGGTTTGATGCAGAGCTCACAAAGGCGGGGCTTGAAGCGCTCAGGCAGTATCACCGGGCCTACAATGAAAGGCTGCGGACGTTTAGGAACACGCCTGTCCATGACTGGTCGTCACATGCTGCGGATGCTTTCCGGTACCTGGCAGTCGGCCTCAAGGAAAATACGCAGTTTGACAGGCCGCCACAGGCCATAGCGGACAATGGCTACAACCCGCTGGGAGTAAGTTTGTAATGGGATTTTTGAAACCAAAGGTAAGCGTTCCCCCGCCGCCGCCACCTCCACCGCCGCCTGTTGCGGTTCCTGAACCGGTCACCCCAGATCCGGTGGTCAAGCCCAACACGGTAGTCGATGCGGTAAAGGACGAGATGACCGGCGAGAAGGCGAGCAAGAAAGCTAATATGAAAACCAACGTGAAAACGTCGGCACAGGGCGTAATGACAGACGCGCCTATCGAGTACGCCTCACTGCTTGGGCAGTCTGGCAAAACCAAAAAACCAGGAGACGTATGATGGGCGGTGTAGTCAGGACGGTTCGGAAAACCTTGCGAAAAGGGGTGAGCGAGATAGCAAAAGCCGCAGGCGTGGCTCCAACTAATTCTCAAATCGCGGCGCAACAAGAAGCAGCGCGCCGCGCACAAGAACAGGCGGCAGCTCAGGCGAAAGCCCAGGCAGAAGCTGAAGCAGCTGCCAAAGCGGCCGCAGCTGAGAAGCAGCGCAAGGCTGAAGAGGCCTTGAAGGCGCAACAGGCCGTCCAGGTGGTCGATGCACCAGGTGATCCCAACAACCCTGATGACGTCATTTATTCGGGTGAACAAGGCGCGGACAAGCCCAAAAAGAAACGCAAGAAGAGCGGCACGATTATGACCGGCTCTAAGGGCGTGATCGGCGATGCGCCCACAGAAAAATCCACGCTGCTAGGTGGCTAAATGGCTGACGAAATCGCACAGATCCTGCTGAAGCGCTTCCATAGCCTGGAAACGCAGCGGCAGACATGGGAATCGCATTGGCAAGAGGTGGCCGACTATGTCGTGCCAAGGAAAGCTGATGTGACCAAGAACCGCTCGCCAGGCGATAAACGCTCCGAGCTGGTCTTTGATGGCACCGCTATCCATGCCGCCGAGCTGCTGAGCGCATCCCTGCACGGTATGCTGACCAATGGCAGCACCAGCTGGTTCAGCCTTCGTTATTCCGACCCGGATCTGAACGGTGACGATGAAGCGATGGAATGGCTGCAGTCTGTCGAAGACGTCATGTACCAGGCTTTCAACCGCTCTAACTTTCAAGAGCAGATCCACGAGCTCTACCAAGATCTGGTGACCTTCGGCACCGCCGTGATGTTCGTCGATGCTGACGATGATCAACAGGTGCGGTTCAGCACCCGGCACATCAAAGAGTGCTTCCTGTCAGAGGATGACAAGGGGCGGGTCGATACGGTGTTCAGAAAATTCAAAATGCCGGCACGAGCTGCTGTCGCGCGTTTTGGTGAAGAGAAGATGAACACCAAGATCTTGAAGAAGGCGGCCGAAAACCCCTACGAGCAGATCAACCTGGTTCACGCTGTGTATGAGCGCCAAGAGCGCGACATCACCAAGGTGACAGCTGACAACAAGCCTTTCGCCTCGGTCTATATTGAGCCGGAAGAAAAGGTTGTCCTGTCCGAATCAGGGTTCGACGAGTTCCCTTACATGGCGCCGCGCTACACCAAAAGCTCGTTTGAAATCGGCTATGGTCGCTCGCCGGCCATGACAGCGCTTGCCGATATCAAGATGCTGAACAAGATGTCCGAGGTGACCATCCGGGCAGCACAGAAACAAGTTGACCCGCCGCTCCTGGTGCCAGACGACGGCTTCATGCTGCCTGTCCGCACTATCCCAGGCGGTCTTAATTTCTACCGCTCCGGGACACGCGACCGGATTGAGCCGCTCAATATCGGCGCCAACAACCCGCTGGGTCTGAACATGGAAGAACAGCGCCGGCAGGCAATCCGCTCGGCGTTCTATGTTGATCAGCTCATCCTGGGCCAAGGGCCGCAGATGACAGCGACAGAGGTTGTCCAGCGCACAGAAGAAAAGATGCGCCTGCTTGGGCCTCTCACAGGGCGCCTGAGCCAGGAGCTGCTGCAGCCACTGATCAGCCGGGTCTATAGCATCCTGGCACGTCAGAAGGCCTACCGGCCGGCACCGGATTTCATGCAAGACCAGAACCTAGAGATCGAATATGTATCGCCGCTCGCCAAGGCACAGCGCCAGGGCGACATCCAATCCATGACCCGCCTGCTGGAGCTGATGACCCCGCTGTCGCAGCTTGACCCAGGCATCATGGACTATGTGGACAGCGACGGCATCTCCAAGCACCTGATCAAGATCCTGGGCGTACCGGCCACAGCTGTACGCGGTGACCGCCAGGTTCAGCAGCTGCGCGCCCAGCGCCAGCAGCAACAGCAGGAGCAAATGGAACAGATGCAGCTGATGCAAACGGCAGAGGCGGCCGGCAACGCAGCGCCAATGGTACGAGCCCTGGACGCAGCTGAGGCTCCGCAAGAATGACGCCGGAAGAAACGATAGAGCTCTACAAAGAGGTGTTCACGACAGTTCAAGGTGAACAGGTTCTAGAGGACATGGGCGTGAGGTTTTGTGAACATTCTTCAACATTCTCATCCGACCCCTGTGAAACAGCGTACCGCGAAGGTCAGCGGACGGTGTTGCTGTTTATCAGATCAATGATCCGCGACCGCAAACCATTAGAGGACATTGCAGAACATGAGTGAAGAACAGGTAACTGAGGTCTCTGCCGACGCAGAGGTAACCCAGTCTGTCGCCGATGATTGGCGCTCAACAATCCCCGAAGAGATCCGGGGGCATAAATCATTAGAACATATCCAAGACGTGGGAGCCCTGGCTAAATCCTACGTTAACGCTCAGTCGATGATCGGCGCGGACAAAATTGCCATCCCAGGCAAACATGCCACCGACGAAGACTGGGGCGAGGTCTACCGCCGCCTGGGCCGGCCAGATACCCCAGAGGGTTATGAGCTGGTCAATGAGGTGCCGGAAGGCGTCGAGGCCAACGACAATATCCTGGACTGGTTCCGGGGCGCTGCTCACGAAGCAGGCCTGACACCAGGCCAAGCCCAAAAGCTGCTTGCCGGCTACAACGACATGCTGGGCGGCATGACCCAGGTCGATGAAGGCCAGGCAGAACAAGCCCGGCTTGACACAGAGGTCGAGCTGAAGCGCGAGTATGGCGCCGCATACGAAGACCGTATGACCAACGGCAACGCTGTGCTGCAGGAATTTGGGACAGACGACATCACAGAGATCCCCCTAGCCGATGGCCGGCTGCTGGGCGATCACCCTGAGATGATCAAGATGATGGTTAACATAGGCGAGTTCATTAACAGCAAGATCGGCGAAGACAGCCTGGAAGGCATCAAGACATCTGGCGCAATGACACCAGCTGATGCCAAAGACAGGGTCGCCGAGCTGACTGCACAAGGCTCGCCATACTGGGATCAGCGCCACCCCGAGCATGAGTTCTATGTGAACGAAGCTCTGAAATATCGGGGGATGATCGGTGGCTGACGCAGAAACAGATCGCGAGTTCCGGCTTGAGGTGCTGCGCCTGACCTTGGAGACAGGGTCGGCCGGCATCATCAGCAACCCGCTGGAACACGCTGAAAAAAATTTGCAGTGGTGCCTGCAGCCTCTTGATAAGCCCCAGGCCCGAGAGGCGAAAGCACCCAGCAAAAAACCCGGACAAGCTGCATAGCCCCGGTCGGCGCAACCGTAATTGCAAAAACCTTTCGTCCGACATGTGTCGGGTAGCGAGCTTTTTCCAAAACTCAGTGAAAGGAGGGTGCAATGAGCACTCAAATCACCACTGCGTTTTCCCAGCAGTTTAGCGCCAACGTACAGCTGCTTTCCCAGCAGATGGGCTCCATCCTTCGTGGAGCAGTCTCTGAGGAAGCAGTAACTGGTGAGAAGGCTTTCTTCGACCAGGTTGGCTCTGCAGCCGCTGTGAAACGCACCTCTCGTCATGGGGATACCCCGACTGTCGAGACACCGCATAGCCGCCGCATGGTGACTATGGATTCGTATGAATGGGCAGATCTGATCGACGATGCTGACAAAGTCCGCATGTTGATCGATCCGACTAGCACCTACGCTCGTGCAGCTGCTGCTGCAATGGGTCGTGCTATGGACGATGCCATCATCGAAGCAGCAACAGGCACAGCCAAGACTGGCAAGTCTGGCGGCACCAGCACTTCCATGCTGTCCGGCCACCAGATCGCAGCTGGTTCTGCTGACCTGACCCTGGCGAAACTGATTGAGGCCAAGAAGATCCTTGACCTTGCTTCGGTTGACCCATCCATCCCGCGTCACATTGCCGTCGGGCCTGACCAGATTGAAGCACTGCTGAACAGCACGACTGTCACCAGTAGCGATTTCAATACGGTCAAAGCTCTGGTTCAAGGTGAGATCAACACGTTCATGGGCTTCCAGTTCCATGTTTCGACACGTCTCGCCAAGTCCGGCAATAACCGCACATGCTTTGCTTGGGCCGAAGACGGCATCAAGCTGGCTGTCGGTAAAGACGTCATGTCGCGTATCGATGAGCGCGCCGACAAATCTTACTCCACCCAGGTTTACTACTGCGCCACCTTCGGTGCGACCCGGATGGAAGAAGAGAAGGTCGTGTCCATCGTCTGCGACGAATCAGCATAAGGAGGGCTTGAGATATGGCTACTGTATATAGCACTCAGCGCACCACGCTGACTCAGGACGACCCTTCCGGCTTCGTGCAGGCAAATGAGCTTGCAGGAAATGTTCGTGTTGCATATGGCACATACGAGGCATCTTCGCTCGCATCTGGTGATGTGATTGAGATGTTCGCTCTGCCTAACGGCGCGCGCATCCTGCAGGGTCAGCTGGCTCACGATGCACTTGGTTCGTCCACAACCTTGTCTGTTGGCTATGCAGCCCACACTGACAGCAGCGGATCGGCTGTCGCCGCATCCGCAGCTGCCTACAAAGCTGCAGCCGCTTCGACGTCAGCTCAGATCGTGGACATTGTTGCCACGCTCGCACTGCTGAACGGCGAAGAGGTAGACGCCAACGAAGACGGCAAAGTCGTCACAGTGACTATGGGCGGTGCCGCAGGCACTGGCACTATCGCTGTCACGATGCTGTACGTCGTTGACTAACCATGAGAGGGGCAGCTTTGGCTGCCCCTTTTTCTCATAAGGGGATCTAAATGGCATCTGTTGTTGATATCTGTAACAGCGCTCTGAACCAGATCGGCGCATCGAACATCATCAGTCTGACTGAGGATAGTAAGGCCGCGCGTCTGTGCAATCAGCGTTATACCTTTGTCCGCGATAGTGTCTTCCGCTCGCACCCTTGGAATTGCCTGACAACCAGGGCAACCCTGGCGCCGGACACCGCGACCCCCGCTTTTGAATTTAGCAAGCAATTCACGCTGCCCACCGACCCATTCTGCCTTCGCGTGTTGCAGCTCAGCAACACAGACATCCTTTACAAGATCGAAGGCCGCAAGCTGCTATGCGACGAAAGCAGCATTGAAATGATCTATGTCGGCCGGGTAGAGGACGGCAATCAGTATGATATGCTGTTGATCGAAGCGCTGGCCGCAGCGATGGCAGCTGACCTGGCATATCCGCTGGTCGGCAGCTCGGCCCTGGGCGCCAACATGTATCAGCTCTATCAGAACAAGCTGACCGAGGCGCGCTTTGTTGACGCGACCGAGGACAACGACATCAATACATCTGTGCTTTCTGACAGCCGGACAGTCGCAGCCGATACCTTTATCAACGCGAGGTTCTAATGGCGAAGGCGTCACCAGCGTTCACTAATTTTACAGCCGGCGAGCTGAGCCCCAGGCTTGATGGCCGGACTGACGTTGGCAAGTATTTCAACGGCTGTAAGAAGCTGCAGAATTTTGTCGTGCATCCGCATGGCGGCGCCAGCCGGCGCCCCGGCACTATCTTTGTTCGTGAGGTCAAGAACAGCGCTCACAATGCGCGCCTGATCCCTTTCGAGTTTAACGTCACCCAGACCTATATCCTGGAGTTCGGCGACCAATATTTCCGCGTTCACAAGGACGGCGGTACCGTAGTTTCGAGCGGTGTGCCTGTAGAGATCACAACGCCCTACGCCCACACAGATCTGGACAAGCTAAAGTTCACGCAGTCAGCTGACGTGATGTATCTGGTGCATCCTGACTTTGCGCCGCGCAAGATCACCCGCACCAGCCACACAGCCTGGACAATCACCGAGGTGGATCTGCTGCGCGGCCCGATGGCCGAAGATAACGCAACCAGCACAACGCTGGTATCAGACGCCCGGACAGGCAATGTGACTATCACAGCAAGCGCAAACACGTTTGCCAGCAATGACGTCGGCCGGCTGATCAGACTGCATGACGGCTTCGTAAAGATCAGCAGCTACACGTCTGCCACGTCTGTCGATGCTGACGTGCAAGAAAACGCCGACGGCCGCACCGAGCTGATGCCGAGCTACACGGCGACAACCATATCGGCCCATGAAGGCGACCCATCTGCCACCGGCCTAGAGCACAATGACCGCTTCCAGGATTCGAGCGGCCAGTTTGTGACTCAGGGCTTCAAGGTCGGCATGAAGGTATCTGTCACCGGGTTCACCGACAGCAACAACAACGAAAGCTCGGCGATCATCGTCAAGGTCACAGATGACACGCTGCTTCTCGCACCGTCTTCGGATCTGACCGACGAAGCGGCCGGCGACAGCGTGACGATCAGCGGCGACCTGACTGCCAGCACAGATTGGGCTCTAGGCGCCTTCTCAGCGTCCACTGGCTACCCTTCTGCTGTTGCCTTCTATGAACAGCGCTTGGTGTTCGCATCGACCACTGAGCAGCCTCAAACGCTGTTTTTCTCGGTAGGTGGCAGCTTTGAGGATTTTGCTGCCGGCACCGACGCCGATGACGCCCTGACATACACCCTGGGTTCAAACCAGGTAAACATCATCAGATATCTGCAAGCCGGCCGTGTGCTGCTTGTCGGGACATCTGGTGGCGAGTTCGTTGTGACAAGCTCCGAGGATGCGCCTCTGAGCCCCACCAACGCCGTTGTGAAGCGCCAGGCCACATATGGCTCGGCAGACATCCAGCCGGTACAGGTGGCCAACGTGACGCTGTTTGTGCAGCGAGCAAAGCGAAAGCTGCGTGAGTTGGTCTTCGATCTGAACACAGATTCATACCAAGCGCCGGACATGACCATCCTGGCAGAACACATCACCGACGGCGGCATCAAAGAGATGTCACTCCAACAAGAGCCGGACAACGTGGTGTGGTGCGTCCTAGAGAATGGCAAGTTCGTCGGCATGACCTACCGACGTGAAGAGAATGTGATTGCCTGGCATGAACATTTGATCGGTGGCGGTTTTGGTTCAGATGCGTTTGGCCACGTCGAGAGTGTGGCAACTATCCCAGGCGACCTTAACGAAGATGACACTTATGTCGTGGTCAAACGCACGGTCAACGGTGGGACAAAGCGCTATATCGAATATTTCAGCAGCTTTGATTTTGGCGATGATATTGAAGATGCGTTCTTCGTGGATAGCGGCCTGACCTATTCCGGGTCAGCTGCAACGTCGATCAGCGGACTAGATCACCTGGAAGGCGAGACCGTTTCTATCCTAGCCAACGGCGCTGTCCACCCGGATAAGACAGTCAGCTCGGGATCTGTGACGCTCGACTACTCGGTGACCAAAGCGCATATCGGGCTGAATTTCAGCTCGACGCTGCAGACAATGCGGATTGAGGCCGGCGGTACCGAAGGCACTGCCCAGGGCAAAACCAAGCGCATCCATGAGGTTGTGCTGCGGCTGTTCAGAACGGTCGGTGTAAAGGTAGGCAGCTCGGAGACTGAGCTCGACCGCATACCGTTCAGATCGTCAGCTGCAGCTATGACGGCCGCGATCCCGCTTTTTACAGGCGACAAGGAGATTGAGTTTCGCGGTGGCTTTGACACCGACGGCTTTGTGGTTGTCCAGCAAGACCAGCCGCTGCCGCTGACCATCATTGGCATCTTCCCGAGACTGATCACCTTCGACCAGTGAGGATTATTGACTACGACCAAAGCCATCTTCACGAGCTGATGGATGGCCCACTTAACGACGGCGCACCCGAGCACATTGGGTATATGAAGGACTATGCCGGCGAGCTGCAGCAGCCCGGCTGGTCATACACGCTGATCGAAAACGGATACATTATCTGCTGTGCCGGCATCGTCGATATGTGGCCGGGCGTAGGTGAGGCCTGGTTTATAGCCAGCAACAAAATACACGAGTACCCGCGACCCTTCATTAGGTTCGCCAAGACCGACGTCATGCAGAAGGTCGTGGACGAAAACAAGCTGTGGCGGGTGCAGGCGGTATGCAAATCGGATTGGCCTGCGGCGCTCAAGTTTGCGCGCTTCATGGGCTTTGAGCCGGAAGGCGTCATGCGAAAGTATGGCCCCGAGGGCATGGACTACATCAGGGTGGCATGGGTTAGATAATGGGCTTTTTATTTGAATTATCGGCAGGCCGGCAAGAGCAGGCTGCCTACAACTACAACGCTGACATCAACGAGCGAAACGCCAAGGCGTCCGACCAGGAAGCTGCTCAGCTGATTTTTGCTGAGGAAGAAAAGATCGTTGAGTTCCGCGAACAGTTCTCGGATCTGTCAGACGCTCAGGCACAGGCTTACAGATACAACGGCTGGATAGCGGAGGAAGGCACCCCGCTGAAGGTTGCCCTGGCAAGCGCCCAGGAAGCAGACGAAGAGATCGCGGCACGGCGTTACAACGCCAAGGTCGGCAGCTCCGAGATCAAAGAGGCCGGCGTCCAAGAGCGGATGCAAGGCACATTGAACCGCATGTATGGCAAGGCTGCTGCGACACGCGGCAAGGCCCGAGCTGCAACTAGCTTGATCAACACTGCAACCAGAATAGCGATGGCGTGATGCGAGTTCCTACCTATCAAAGACAGACAGCGACCACAGCAAAGACCGGGGCTATCAATTTCTCGGTCAGGGCAAACCCTGGTGCGCTTGCCGCCGGCCAACGAGCTGTCGGTGATCTGTTCGCTGCGGTAGAAAACACAGCGCTCAGCTGGTACGAGCAAGAGCAAAAGCTGAAGCGCCAGGAAAGCCTCAGCCAGGCAGAGATAGAGCTCGACAACGCGCTGGAGACACTCAAGACAGAACAGCGTAATCGCAACCCGATGTTGATTCTGGACGGCGACCCGGCCAAGAACGAGCTCAGTTTTGGCGAGCTGGCCCAGCAAGAACTAGATAGAATTGCTAGCGGTCTTGATGATAAGCGGGTACGCAACGCCTTTATCTCTGGCGCCCGGCAGACCGTCAATCGCAAGCAGATCTCGGTGAACCAGGACGCCCGGAACCGTTTGATCGATCAGCGAGCTGCTACGGCTCTGCAGGCAGCAGCCAAGCTGGAAGACCAGATTGTTATGGGCAATGGCGCTGACCGGGCAGAAGCAAATCTGAAGCTGTTCGGCGGCCAAGATTCAAACGGCACCCAGGTAATCGGCGCATATTATCAAATGGCAGCTGATGGCCTAATCACCAACGTGAAGGCACAGCAGCTGACCAGATCGGCTGAGAAGAATGTCCGGGAACGCAAGAGGGAAGCAGACGCGGCTATCCTGGATATCAACACCGGCAAGCGCGTACTGATAGCTGGCGACATCAATCAGCCTATTTCAGCGAGAGAGGCAGCAGTCAAAGATGGGGTCGAGGCAATCACCGCTGCCGTTGAAAACAACACGATCACGCGAGACAAGGCCGAAGAGCTGCTTGCCAAGGCGACAGACGACACAGTGCGTTCGATCGGCCTTGGCCTGATGACATCGTCGAGCGATGCGACCGGCACCGCGCTGGCAATCTTCTCGGGGAATGTAGAGCTAGATCCCATTCTGAGCGATATGCTTGGCACTATGGATCCCAGTGACAGAACAAAGGTGATGAATGATTTCTTCACCATTGCCACCAAGATCGACACCGAGCGCCGCGAGCAAGAAGAGGCCGAGGAAGAAAAGGCCGACCAGGCAAACGTCAATATGTTCGATGCCATCATCAACGTGGACACAACCAGCGAAAGCTCTATGGCCTTGGCCCTAGATATGCACAAGATGCTGCTGCAGCGTAATTGGTACAACGCCACACAGCGTAAAGCTGCTGAGACCATCCTGGGGCTGAACAAGTCGACAAAGCCGGAACAGGTAGAGACCAGCGCAGAGGCTGTAAGGATCTTAAACCGCGCTGACAATGACAACATCCTAACCCTGGATCTTGTCGAGAAGTATGCCGGTCAGCTTTCGACCACTGACTACAATGCGTTCTTTAAGCGCGCTATCGCTGAAGGCAGAGATGGCCGGACAGCTGGCAAAGCATTGATCTCCAGCAAGCTGCGTTACAACGAGTTCAAAGACAGCAACAACGCTCTCGGCGATGCAGCTGACATGATGTTCCAGCAAAGCATGTTTGAGCTTGATGACTGGCTGAACACGCCAAAGGCTGATGGCGGTGGCATGGGCGCCACCTATCAAGAGGTCGTTGCTAAGGCTCGCGACATTAACACGAACAACGAAACTCAATATCAGAAGATGATGAAGGAAGCCTTTATTGGCTATCTGCAGAGCTCACAAACCCTGGTGCCTAATCTGCCGGTCGATCTGGACAACCCAGTCGCCTCGGCCAAGGAATGGCTCGCCACACAAAATCAGTCTGACCCGATCATCCGGGGCATCACACAGACCATTCAAAGTTACGTTAAGATAGGGGTGCGCTAGTGGACTACGAATCAGAACGACTTGACGCATACGAAACAGCGGACGCTGAGCGCTTCCTGATCGGCTCTGTCAAAAAGTCTGAGCCTGAGCCGGAGATCTTCGGAGTTCCGCTCAGTGAGCTTGAGGACGCCAGCAACAAGGTTAAGAGCGGCGCTGCTTTCCTGGCAGATGAGGTTGGCTACCGCATGTCAGTTGGCGGCCTGCGTGATGCTGGCCAGGCTGCCATCAAGTTCGGTCGAGACGTTCTAGAGGCAGAAGGCGAAAAGTTTCTTGAGGCCAGCGGACTGCGCGCTGTGAATGAGGCAGGCGATGTCAGCAAGATTCGCCTCAGCATCCCAGCGCCACGTCTGCCAGACGTTCCAGAGCCTCGGACATTTGCCGCCCAGCTGGGCCGTGACTTTGTGCAATTCGCCGCAGGATATGTGGCATCACCCAACAAGTTTGGTGTGCTCAATCCTATCCTGCGGTCAGGCACAGCTGACGCTGCGTTCTTCGACCCGGAAGAGGGCGGGTTCATCCGGCCGTTGATCGACCTGGGCGTCCTGCCCGAGGCGCTGGAGTTCCTGGCTGTCGATGATGTCAACGAAGAAAGCCTGGCAGAAGATCGCTTGAGGGCTCGCCTGCAGATGGCCGGCGAAGGCGCCCTGGCCGGCGGCCTTGTCGATGGCATGATCCAAACGCTGAAGATCATCAAGAACGACAAGCGACTGCTGCGCGCGTCTGCAATATCGATTGCTGCCGCTACAGGCGCCACTGTTGACCCTGATGAGGCGGAAGGTATGCCGGCAGGCACACTGATCAGGCGTCTGTCAAAAGCAGAGAATACCGCGATCACCAGGGACGCAACCACTGATGGTGTTGTTGATAAGAACCTGGTCACCGCTGTAAAAGAAAAAGTGCTGAGCATCAAAAACCAGTACCCAACCGGCGATGGATGGTTGCCAATCAGCGTCAACCCTGGCGGCAAGACGCCGTCTTTCAAGGTCAATAAAAAAGGTGAAATTGAGATCAAATGGAACCAGCCCAGCTATGCGTTCCATGTCCCAAAGGGCAACACCAAGATTACGACCCACAAGCGGAACCTGGTCAATCGGACGGTCACCGATGTCAATGACGTGCTGCAGCGCGCACAGAACGGCGACGAAGCTGCGGTAGCTATCATCAACCAGGCTAACTGGTACCGCGCCATGCGGAGCCGGCTGCGCCAGGAGTTTGGTGGGCTGGGTGATGTCTTCGCTGATATCTTGGGCGCAACGTCAGCTCAGACTAACGTCCAGGTAAACTATGAAAGCGCACTCGGAGTTTTCCGGCGTTTCACCAAAGGCGAGTTCGACGAGGAAATCGCTGAGTATGTGAAGCTGATTGAATCTGGCGAGCCGCGTGGCCCCAACTTGTTTGGCCGGGACAAAGATCCCAACGATCCTTTCAAGCTGATCAGGAAGGCTAGCGGCGCTCTGTTCCAGACAAACAGCGCTGCAGCTACCGAGGCGCTGCTGGACATGTTCCGGCAAGTCAAAAAAGGCTCGTCGCCCAAGACGATTAACTTTACAGGCAACCTGATTGGATTCGGCAACGAGGCAACCATTGATGTCTGGGCTGCCAGGTATCTGCGTGACGCAGCTGGCCTGCCACGCATCCCGCCGCCAGTTGAAAAGGCTGTTGCCGGCAACCACCTGACCGGATCTACATTCGACGACCCGAAGATCGGCGGCGAGTTTGGATTTGGCCAAGAGGTGTTTTCTGAAGCAGCCACCATTCTGAACAACCAGGGCGGCATCAAAGCATTTGACCCCAACCTGGGAGATCTAGGCCCGGATGATTTGCAGGCGCTTGTTTGGTTCCTAGAAAAAGAAAAATGGACAAAGAACGGCTGGACAAACAAAGCCGGTGAAGGCGGGTCTCTGGACTATGAAAGCGTGTTTGGCGGGTCGCCAGATAGAGAGCGGGTTTCTGAGCTTCGATCAATCATCAATGCAAAGGGCAGCAGTTCTGAGCAGATCGCAGAAGCTAGGGCCGAGCTGCAAACGCTGGAAGGCGAGCCACAGAGGATTGTTGCCGGCGTTTCTCGTGAAAGGCCTGATCAGCGCCCGACCAACCCGGAACAGGCTGAGCTCGCAGCTGAGCTGACGGCGCCGCTAAAGTCGGATGAAACTGTCATTGGCTACCAGGCAAACAACACCTATGGCGAGTTCATGGGTGAGGCTGAGCGCGCACTCAACTTTGAGATCGTGACGCAGACTAACT